TCCTGCGCCACCATATTGTTTTGCAGTACCATAACTTCTAGTGCCTTGAGGTTTATAATTTTTAAAGCTATTAGCAGCTTTAGCTAAACCGCCATATCTACCCATAGTCATATTAGCATTAGTTAAAGCAGCTCCAGATAAATATCTAGAACCTAACATAGCTGCCTGTGAAAGCATACCTCCAGTTTTTACTCCTAGTTCAGCATAAGCTAAAGGTTGTTGTCCTAGTACAGTAGCATTAGACACATCTTCTGCTATTCTACCTCTATATCTATCTATCATATCCTGTACTCTATCGCTAGCTGATTGTCTAACTTGTAAATTAGTAGTACCTTGAGCTTCTCTTAGTCCTTGCATTTGACCCATACCACCAGTAGAACCTAGCATACCTCTAGCTATTAACTGAGCATCTAAAGCTTCTCTGTCTGCTTCTTGACCCGGAGCAAGTAAAGCCATCTGCTGGTCATAGTATCTGTTTTCTGCTGTAAGTGGGTCAGCTTCTATACCTGCTAAATATCCTCTATTAGCATCGGCAGAAGATATCATAGCATCTTGCTGCTTCTGGAAAGTTTCAGATAAACCTAATCCTATAGCCTTACCTTCATTATCAAATTGAACACCACCAAGCGAGCCAGCTACATTGTAAGGATAAGAACCTTCTAAAGCATATTTAGCTGCTGTTTCTTGTCCTGCTTGATTTTCCGCTGCTGCTTTTTTAGCTCCTTTAGCCTGTAACGCACTTCCTATTGCGCCTGCTATTAAACTCATTGCATCTGCCATTCCTATCTCCTAATTAATTAAAGTACACCTAGTATTGAAGCTGCACCTGCTACTCCTGCACCTGAAAAATTACCTTCTCCACATAAACCGCCATAACCACCGCCACCAATAGTAATTACAATCTTTGTTGGAATATTTCCGCTTGTAGGTATTGTGTATGTTCCTGAAGCAGTTCCACCTGCTGTTCCTCTGTTACCACCTGGGCAATTTTCTTCACCAAATCCACCTACACCACCATCTGAAACTGTGCTTGTCCATATAGAAGTAGACCAGCCAGAAGGAACACTAAAATCTCCATGACTTCCAGTAGGTGAACCGCCACCCATAGAACCACCAGAACCACCTGATGCAGTTATAGTATGAACTACAGTACCATCAGCTTTTTGAAACGATAAAGTTGTAGAACCACCTGCTCCACCATTAATAGGTGTACAGTTTTTACATAAGTTCTTTCCACCGCCTCCTCCTCCTCCAGAGGCTTTGTACTGAATACTTGTTTCAGCACCATTAATTTGATAAGTGCCACTTGATGTAAATCCTGTTAAAGCAGGTATATAGTATGTCCAAATCTTTGTACCGTTAAGATACACATTAGACATATCAGAGCCATTGAACTTGACTTTTTTACCTGCTGCTATCGCAGAACCATTAAAATATAAATCACCCATATTATGTAGTTACTATGTATAAATCTCCACCTGATGTATAAATCTTAGCGTGTCCGTAAACTGTTTCACTAGACCTAAGTGCTGCGTGTGTTGTTACATCAGCATCAATAGCTGCTTGTACCATTGCTGTACTAGCTGCTTGTGTAGTATTAGTAGAAGTAGCAGCAGTAGGTATAGTAGGTATGCCTGTAACATTAAGTGTACCTGCTACTGTTACATTATTGCCTGCAAAATCTTCTCCAGAATCTCCATTTAAGTCTGCTTTAGAATTAATAGCTGTTCTAGCTGTTGTAAATTCAGTATTAAAATCAGCACCTGATATAACTTTGGCAGAGTCACTATCTGAAAGTGAGTCTTTACCTGACCAATTGACTGCTATAGTGTAATCACTCATCGTATTTTCCCTTGTAAAGATATAATTGATAAATCTTGAATTGAAGTATCATAGCCATTACTAACAATACTTAAATTTAATTGTAAATGTTTAGCACTACCTGTTAAAGGTGTGTTATATTCTTGTAATCCATATATAGGCGTAAACTTAGAAGCACCATATAAAGAAGCAGCGGCTCCCCATAAAGCTACTGTTCCTGTAGTAGCAGGATTTAAGTTTATTTGAGCAGAAGAAAAATCAAGGCTATAATCTTTATACCACTTTACTCCTAATACTGCTCCAGAACCACCTTGTAGTACTAATCTTAACCTTTTTAAAATAGAAGCAACAATGCCTTCTCCTAAAGGTATCCATATAGAACTAACATCAGCGGTAATAGGAGAATTAGTATAACTAGCTGCCGAACTAACCCAAGCCAAATCCGTATCAAAATACCCTTCATATCCTGCTATTCCACCATCTTTTTGCCCTACTAATAAACCGCTATATAATTCAGTATCTATCATACAAGCAGGTTCTCTGTCGTTATCAAAACTCCATGTTGTTACACGAGGAGCTTGATTAGGTGTTATATGTTTAAAATCAAATGCGTATGTAATGTTCTTTTCTGTAAAAGTAAGAATATAAACACCTTCATCTTCTAGGTATACAGATTTTACAGCAGCACTTGCACCTATATTTCTTATTAAAGTATCTTTTATATTAACACTATAATCAGTTAAAGGTACTTTATCTTTTTCAGTAGTACGATTAAGTGAGCGTAATCCTGTAGCAGAAAGAAATACTAAGTCATCTCCTACTGCTTGTACTGAATCTCTATTAACTAAACCTACACCACTAATAACTTCATTTAATGACATGTTAGTTACATCATCAGGGTTGTCATATATAGCTATATTGTTTTTACCAAATATAACTAACTGTCCAAAGAAAGGAGCAATATTTACTATCTCATCATTATCCCAAACTTTCTTTAAATCTAATAATCCTGAGCCTGTACCTGTATAATCATCTCCATCTAATAAAACAGAGTAATACATTACAGCTTTGTTTTCTGTTACTCCTCCTACAAACATTCTACCATAAAAACCCATGCCACAGCTAGGGTCAAATGTAGTTAATCCAGAAGGCTTAGTACTATTGTTAAACGCTGCCCATCTAGAACCAGCACTTAAAGCACCATCATATCTTTGAGGTACTATGCCTACATGAAAACAATGTAACCTTTCATTAAAATTTATAAATTGCCAATTACCTGAACTGCCTGAAACGGTATGCTTAACATCAGCACCGCTACTAGGAAAAGCAGCATTAGGAGATGTAAAGTCAATTGTGTAAATACTAGTACCATAACTAGCAAATATTTTATTAGTTCCAGCATCATTATGTTCTACCATAGAACCTATAGCTGTACCAGTAGGAACTACTTTTTGTTTTAAACCTTTTCTAAAAGATATCCTACCTGATTCTCTAAGCATTACATTATCAGCAGCAGTAAGGAATGATGGGTCTAAAACCGCAGGGTTATACTGCGTATTTAAACCATTAACACCTAAATTAGTTAAAGATTGATATGCTAGTTGTTTAGCCATTAGTGAATATTTCCCATAAACCAATCTGATTCAAACTGAGTATTACCTGCATCCATCATAATAGCTTGTGAAATAGATGAAGCTGCTTCTTGTGCTGCTATAGATGACTGTGTACCACCATCTTCTCCACGCTCAGATAAAGCTCTAGCATAAGCTCCTAGTATTAAAGGCTTTGTAGGTATCTTGACAACTGTACTAGCAGTAGTAAGTGCATCTTGATACTTTACTATGTCAAAAGAAATAGTTTCAGCCTTGTTAGGTGTAGGAGATAAATCTACTTTAAGGTTATTAGAGCTATCTGCTCCGTTAAAACCATAGTAATGAGGTTCTCCTGTAGAAGCTGTAGGGTATCTTTCTCTATTAAGATAAGCTCTACTTACTTGTAGTAATTCATTACCTGTAGCATTGTTAATTACATCTAATATTTTAAACTCTTGTCCTGAACTTAAGCTATAGTTTTTAGTATCTGCTACTGTAGTTATATTAACAGTTTCCCTAAGTATCTGCCAATCATGGTAAGACTCTATACTTCTTTTAGCGTCATTGACCAAAGCTCCTATAACTTTATTGTAATCAGATACTGTGCTACTATCGTTAATAGAACCACTCCAATCAGAAGCAATAGGTGTTTCTCTTAGCCTTATTAATACTTCGTTTATTACTTCTCTATATGTCATTTACTTCCCCTTAGCTAATTGCGCACCAAAATAGAACTCTATTATCATTGTTGCCCATTGGAATACTTCATCAAACTTTAATACAGCACCTGCTTGTACAGTTACATAGTCCATTGTATCAGGTGTTAGCTGTATACCTAGTAGGCTAGCTCCTTCAATTACTGTAGGTATTACTGTAGGTACATTAAAAAACACAGGAGCTATCTGTGTAAAGATAATTAAAGCTAATATAACTAGGATAATAATTCTTCTATTCATAGCAGCCATTGGACTTTCTTTCTGTGCCATTGACCTAGCTTGATTAATAGAATCATTCCTAACTTGTAGGTTTTCTATCATCATTTTTTGTTGTTCCTGTGCTGCTTGGCTTTTTAAAGCAACCAACTTAGCAACAAAACCTAAAGCTATAGGTGCTATATTTGTTAAAAATCCTATCATGCTACTAACCTCAATAAATTAAACATACCTACTTCAGAAGCTAAAAAGTAAGCAAACCCTCCATAAATAAAA